GGAGCAGTTGCGGCCTTCTGGAATGTCGCGAATCCTGAAAGAGTCGCAATCCGTTCTTCAAATATCTGCTGTCCTGAAATGGACGTTCCAACGATTCGAGAAGTGACTCCGATCTCGTAATCAAGTCGAAACTTTGGGACGGAGCATTGCCAGATGTCGAGGCAACTCGTCGGAACAGTCGGAGCGCAGCAGCAAAGAAGGCTCGCCGCGTCGACGCTCACTCCTCGACTCCGTGAATCTGAAGCGAAAGCGAACTCGCGGTATCCGCTCGAAGCGCGATCCGATCTCCTGCGTTCAAGTATCGAATCGAGTCATCGAGAAGCGTCGCATTTCCTCGAAGCGGATTGTCGTAGTACACCGCGTTCGAGACTGCCGTCGATTCGTTCGCGCCGAGGATGAAGAGACGAAAGGTGATCGTCCCTACCGCCGTGTTGCAAACCGAAAGAGATTCGATTCGCAGCGACTTCGACGCGGGAACTTCGTAGACAATCGAAGAGGCTGTCTTCGCGGTCGATGCGACGATTCTTCGCTTTGCGCTGAATCTCGTGAGAGAGTTGATTGATGAGGGAAGGCTACTCATGGGCAGACGAACTCGTATCCGTTTGGAATGGAGAAGACATAGTCGCTGCCCGAAGGCATACACGAGACGACAGTTCCGTTCTTGATCGGCTTTCGATATGCCGTTCCGCCGAGCGGATAGATCGTGCCGACTCCGATCTCTCGATTCAAATCAACTGGCTGTTCGCAACCATTTAGCGCGTAGAAGATCAGACCAGATCCAACCGTCGCGAAAGTTCCTTGATTGAAGTTGTCGATCGAAACTTCTACGAGCGTGTAGATGAATTTTCCAGATGACCCGATCTGTGCGGCCGCGTTGATTCTTCCCAAGCGCATCAGAGTCGGAGATGAGCATTCGCGGAAATAGAGTTTTCCATTCGCCGCGATATGTCCAAGGACTGGCACGATCGAGCCAACTGCGGAGCATGGGAAGACAATCGGTGCGCCGTACGCGTCTCCAGATACGGTCGATTTCACGCCGCCACCTACCGCGACGTAGGTATTCGATCCGACAGATGAAAGAGCGACCTCTTCGAAACTTCCTCTGATCGAGTTTCCCGTTCCGCTTTGTCCCGTGATTCGAACGAGAATCGTTCGACCGAGTACTGGACCAGAGGCAGTAACGAGCGCAGGATTTCCGTCCAGTCTCTCGATGCGCTCGAACGCCTCGTTGAGATGATGGAATTCAAGTTTGCCGACTTGGCCTGCGGTGAACTTTGGAAGCGTCATCAGTCCGCCAGAATGTAGTATTGAAGCGCGACGCTCGCCGTATTGGCTCTGGCCGTCGGGGTGTTTGTTCCGAGCCTACATATCGCGGCCTCGCCTGCCTTCAACTTCAGGAACGCGACGAATGAGCCGCCTGTACCTGTTCCAATCTCAACGTAATTCGTCGGCCCTGTGTTCTTGAAGTAGGCATAGCCTGCGGATGAAACGCTTCCCATCGTGAGCGCGGCAGCGGTAGTCGTCACGGTTGCCGCGCCGCCGACTGCCGTCGTTCCCGTGAGATCGACGAAGAGCGTTCCGGCGTTCTCTGTGTGGTTGAGATCTCCCTTGAGAGTTGAGATCTTGAGATTGAGTGTGATCTCGCGAGCCATTAGAAGTTCTCCGATAGAACATTAAAATCTGCGAAGTTTGGGAAAGGCTGAACGAGATCGACATTCCCTGCTCTGTATATGCCTTGAAGATCTGCAACGGTGTCCACTTGGCCTAGTTGATTTCTCCTCGCACTCTGGATCATGTGCAGGAATTCATCCTGTCGAAACTTGTGCGTGATCGAGAACTTCTCAAGGCCGATCCTCGAAGCATTCGCGCCGAGATACAGAACTTGCCCGATCGGTGCGCCTTGAAAGATTGTCGAGTTGCGACGGCCTCGCGCCTGTCGAATCTTGAGCGATCGCTCAGGGAAACTCGCGGCAGACACGGTTTCCGTGATCGTGATATCGCTCATGCGAACAAGGATCGAGAGAGGAACTCCAGATTTGTCGATCGGAGTTCCTCCGCAATCAAGACCAGTCTGCGTTCCGTTTGACGGAATTGTTGGACCTGTGCGCCATGCTTCGCGAAACTCAGAAGCGTAGTCGATCGTAATCTGCACATAGCCTTCCTCATTCGGAAGTTTGTCTCCCGGCTCTGTGTTCTCGTAGGTGAATTCCACTTCCCACACGTTGCGCGATTCGGGAATGTGCTTGATCGAAAATGCCGTCGCGAAGATCAATTTCTCATCGGGGAACTCTTCGCGGATGTCAGGCAACTCGACTCCGAAATGATCCTTGACCATCTTCGGAGATGTGAGCGGCGCAGCATCGTCCCAACAACGGAAAGTTCGGCTCGCGCTGACGCGGCCTCCGCTGTCGCTGAATCCTCGCGTCTCCTGCAACTCAACAAACTCGAAAGCCATTAGACGAATCCTCCACTCGTTCCAGAGTTTGCGACGAGTGCCTCGATGCCTCGAACCATGCGCTCATCATTTCGGCGTTTGTCTGTATCTGGATACGCATCGAATCGGAAAGTTCCGAGCGCGGTATTCGCGCCGTTGATGCCTGCGGCCTGCGAAGAGATGCGCTCTTCTTCCATACGCGCGACCTCTTCCATCATTTTGACGCGCTCTGCATCGGCCTTCTCGCGAATGCGAGCGGTCTTCTCGTCGGCCTTCTCCTTGTCACGTTGCGCCTTCTCGTTGGCATCGGTCTCTTTCTTCGCGATTTCATTTGCGGCGCGTTTCTCTTCTTCAATTCGAGCATCGGCAGCGGCCTTGTCTGCGGCCTTCTGCTTGTCGAGTTTGTCGCGCGTCTCGTCGGCGTTTGATTGGATCTTCGCTTCATACAGTCGACGAATCGCGTCAGCCTGCGCCTCGTTCGCGGCATCGGCGACACGCAATTCCATTTCGGTCTGAAGGCGTTCTTCTTCGTTCAAGCCTCGAAGGAAGATCGCGCGTTCCGCTTGGCCCGTGCGCTCAAGTTGGCGCATCTGCGCTTCGAACTCTGCCGCGCCTGCCTCCTGCTCAAGCCCAAACGTCTGGCGAGCCTCTGCTTCTTGTCCCTGCGCGATCTTGCGCTGACGATCCGCGCGAGCCTGCGCGTCTGCGAGTTCCTGCTCGACGCGCTCGGCAAACTGTTCATTTGTCTCCGCGCCGAAAGCATTCATCAGCGACGTACCGATCGCCGTTCCGATTCGGTAGGCCGCGCCGATGATCGGCGTCGACTTCGCGAGGCTATCGAGCGCGGAGCCGATGCCTTCTTCTCCGGCTTGCTCCGCGAAATCCGCGACTCGATCGAGGAGTTGAATCGGATTGAGGAAGCCTTCGATCTTCTTTGAGACGCTTCCTGCCGACTTCTGAAGCCATCCGCCGAACTTCGACTCGTATTGCTTCGCTGCGCCTTCGGCCGACGCTGCGGCCTTCGACTCTGCCTCGACGAGATCGCGCTCCATTGCGGAGTAGTTCGCGCGAACGTCAATGTAAATGTCGCCGCCTTTCATGTGATGCTCCGCTCTACATATCGTCGCGCCCAGTCGCGCGAATCAGTCGACGCAGTCTGACTCGACTCGTAGCCTTTCAAGCAAAGCATGAGATGTCGGTCGAATTCGGCGCACGTCAGATCGAGCGGATTCCCAAGCCCTGCGGCAGTTCGAGCGATGAGATGCGCCTCCGCGAGATAGTCACGCGGCATCGGCTCGCGCGGAGGCCCAGTCAGTTTCCCGATTGCTTCTCTTCTCGATCTTCGTTTCCGAACCCGAGCGCACGAAGCGCGATCTCTGTGGCTCGCTTCGCGTCGACCGAATCCGCGATCAATTCTCCGAACTCGCTCGCGGCGCAGAGAACGCGCAGAGAGCCTGCGAGCGTGTAGCAGTCCAGAACTAGGGCCGAAGCGACGAGAGCGTCTCTGCGAGCCTTCTCGACGGCCTGAAGCGAAACGGGAAGGCCTGCGATCTCCGCTGCCTTCCGCGCTTCTTGTGCTCGAATGTCTGCGAGTTCGTTCGTGAGCGCGATACGCTGACGAACGGTCAAAGGTCGAATTGCGACGACGCGACCATCAGGAAGCGTCTCGTTCCAAGGGTGAACCATTAGTCCTTCTTTTTCGATTTAAGATGTGCGAGAAACTCGTCGCCGTTGACGACGAGAGATCGATCGGATGCGCGTCGAACTGTATACGAATCGAGATCCGCGAGGCTGACTTCGCTCGCGTTCATCGCGACTCGGACTGCCGCTTCCTCTTCGAGTCGTCCTCCGCTGATTCGACGCGAAATCGTTCGGCCTTGTTTCGTGACGAGAGTCACGATCCAGTCTGCATCGGAAGGCCGGAATAGAGGAATGACTTCAGTAGCAGAGATGCTCATGAGATCAGCCAAGTGACGACGGGAGCCGCGCCATCCGCGTTCTCGAAGTTGACCGTCATCGTCGTGTCGCCAGTCTTGTTTGAATTGAACGCGAATGAGGAGAAGACACAGTTCGATGTGATCTTTGCATCGTTCGTGCTGTCATAGAGCGTCAGGCTCAAGGCAGGCCGCGTAGTCGTCGTGTCCTGCGACGAGACGAGAATGAGATTCGTGTGGCTCGTAGAAGTGCCTGCCGTCGAATCGACACCGACGACCGCATTGAGCGATCCCGTGAGATCAAGCATACCGAGACGCTTGCGCTGTCCGGTATCGCCGAAAGCGGTCAGAGTTGAAACGGGCCGCGAGAGCGTCGCGGCGAAACTCTGCACCTTGAAAAAGGTCTGGACGGTCGTCGTGGTTCCGATCGTGTAGGAGACGTTTCCGTCGTTGCCGATGAGGTAGGTATCGATAGGCATGAAGTTTCCTTATGTGTCGTGCGCGACGAATCGCCACCGTTCAATCATCGTCCAACCATCATCAGCGAATGATGGCACACCGCGCTCAATGCGAACTCCGCGAAGCGCGTCGAAGCCTGTGACCGCGATCGGAGTCAAGAATGCCGTCGCGAGGCCGTCCGAGATTGTGTACGCGTCGATCCCGTTCTCGTTGTTGTACTGAATCGCGAACTCCATCTCCACTTCGTGCCGCGTGATCGCGCCGAAGAATGGAGTCGTCCTCACAGTCGCCGTATAGACGAGAAGAGGAAGATTCGCGTTTGCAGGCGCGGAGTTGTAGTAGATCCGCGATGAGAGCGCGGTCGTGATCGCCGTCGTCGCATAGAGCCGAGTCTTCACCGCATCGAGGATTGCTTTGCTCATGGAGTCCTCGCGAATTGCTTCTTGATCGCGATCTCGAAGAATCTCACGGAGATCTTTGATATCTGCGGAAGCGTAGGCTTGATGTAAGGCCGAGGCTTCATTCTTCGAGTTCCGAATTCAAGCATTGGTGCATATGGAACATTGCTTCCATATCGAAGAACTATCGATCGGCCATCTTCAAAGATATTCGCGAATCCGTCTGGACGATTTCCAACTGTCTCGACGCTCCACGAAGCACGAAGGCGATTCGTATTCACCGCAGGAGGTTGTCCCGGAAGCGATGCGCGATGGTAGCCACGCGCTCGGAGATTCCGACCTTTCGCGCTCCCCTTCGCGACGCGATAGAGGAAACCCATTCCGGGCCGCGAAAGTTGACGGCGAACAAGACGAGAAGAACCGACGAGCGTCGCATTCATGCCTTCTCGTAAACCCACTCGCATCGTTTCGAGAATCGCGTCGTGATTGAACTTCGCTCCGCTCAAGGTGCGCCTCCTGCGCCGACTGCATCAGGCTCGACTTCGACGCAGTCGACGACCGTCATATTGAGAGCAGGACGTGCGCCAGTCTGACCGAGTTCCGCAGGATTCACGACACCAGTGACGCGCCATTGACGAGCCGTCAGACCTTCCGAGTCGTGAATCTCGTAGTCGATTCCGATCGTGAGTGCGCCGGCAAAGTAAATCGTCGCGGAAGTTCGGCCTTCGTATCGGCCTTGAATGACTGGCTCGCTTTGTGAGGCAGGCTGAATGAATCCTGTCGCCGTAAAGACGCGGCCATACTGACGAGAGATCGATCCGTCTGATTCAACCGTGTACGCCGGAAGACGAATGTACAGCGTCATTCCGAACTGATTCACAAGCGTCTCGATGCTCAACGGAGCCTCCGATACGAATCGAGAACCAACTTCGTCGACGAGTCGAGATCCGACACAGATCGAAGCGAGTACGAGTATCCGCCGAGCGATTCGCTCTGAAGGCTCGGATCGCGCTTCCGCGAATTGAAGAGCCTCGATGCCATCTCGATCGTCGTCTGTTGAAGATCGTACGGAATCGTCGCATATCCTCCGGTATAGTCGACGAGGAATCCTCGATACCGATGCAGCGTCGGACCATAGATGATGCCTCGATCGTAGTCGATCGCGTAGTCGGTCAGCGCATCGTTTGGAGCCTCAAGGATCGCGGTCTGTTTCTTGAGGTCGATCCCTGCGAGTTTCCGCAGATAGTGCGACTTGGTGTTGACGATCGTCGTCGCAGCGAAGCCAGTCGTTCCGGAAATCGCCGAAGCCATCTCTGTAACGGTATCGTGACTTCCAAAGGCGAGCGTCGTCGAAGTTTCGTGTCCGTTTGAAGCCACTCGGAAAAGATGAATGTGCTCTCCATTCACCGAGATCGTCGAGACGATATCGCTCGCGAGATTCGAGACGACCGAAAGCACGTTGTCGCCGCCGACTCCGACGAAGCGCACGTTCTCGACTGGATTGTGCTTCAGCGCGACTCGATCGGCTCCGTATGTGTCGTGCCACTCGTAGTACCGCTGCGAGACGAAGTTCCGAGCGCAGTATCGTTGAATGAAGTCACTCGCTCGATCGATCAGGCTCTCCATCAGCGCATCGTCGGTCGTCGTCGTCACGCCGAG